AGTTTACTTACGATGAACTTCTCGCACAGCTTGCATCTGAACGTGCTGAAAAGGCTCGTTACAAAGCTGCGGTAAGCAAAACATCTTCTGAAGCTGCTGAGTGGAAGAAGAAATTCCGTGCTAGACAGACAGCGGAAGAGCAAGAAGCCGATGCCAAGCGTGAAGAGGCGGAACAGCAGAAGGAACATCTCAAGAAGGTTGAACGTGAACTTTCGATGATGAAAGCCAAGGCTCGTTACCTTCAGCAAGGCATGGACGAGAAACTCGCAGCTGAATGCGCTGAACTGGAAGTCGAGAATGACATCGATGCACTGATGGGCAAGATTTCTCAGCATACAAGCGCACTCGTTGATGCAGCCGCCAAGAAAGCACAGGAAGACCTACTCGCATCCCGACCCGACATCAAAGCCGGAAACGGAGAAGACGGCAATGCGGAAGAGGAAGATCCGTTCATCAAGGCTTTCAACAATCCCGATGCGTATTAACGCAGAAAGAGGTAAAAGATGGCAATCAATTATGCACAGAAATACAGTTCACTGGTTGACGAGAGATTCCGTCTTGGTGCGCTGACAAATGGTGTTATCAATCAGCAATATGACTGGATTGATGTTGACACGGTTAAAGTTTATTCCATCCCGACAGTTGCGATGAACAACTATTCTCTGACAGGCACTTCTCGGTATGGCACTGCCGCTGAACTTGAGAATGTTATTCAGACCATGACCCTGGAACAGGATCGTTCCTTCACCTACAGCATCGACCGCAAATCTGAACAGGACACGATGGGTGTTATGGCAGCTGCTGCGTCTCTCCGCAGACAGATCGATGAAGTCGTAATTCCTGAAATTGATGCATATCGCATTGCGGCTATGGTTACTGGTGCGGGTAACTCTGTTGCTACCACGGCTACCAAGTCCAACGCTTATGAAGTATTCCTTGCTATGCAAGAAGCACTCGATGAAGACAAAGCACCTGTTGGCGGCAGAATTGCTCTTGTTACTCCGGCATACTACAATATGCTGAAACTTGATCCGGCTTTCCTGAAGAATGCAGACCTTGGTCAGAAAATGCTTCTGAATGGTCAGGTCGGCGAAGTTGACGGTGTTCCGATCATCAAAGTTCCGTCTTCTTATTTCCCGGCTGGTGTTACTTCCCTGATTACCAACCCGATTTGCACCGTTGCCCCGATTAAACTTCAGGACTTCAAGATTCATGATAATCCTGTTGGTATTAACGGTTTCCTGGTTGAGGGCAGAATCCGTTATGATGCATTCGTTCTGAACTCCAAGAAGGACGGCATCGTCTACAACGGTGTAGTTTCTACCACATGATGGTTCGGCTCGTAAAAGACGGTAGGGAAGTCGAAGTCAAAGACTTCCTTACCAATCTCTATGTCAGAAATGGTTATGAAGTTGTAACCGAAAAGGCGATGCCAAGGGAAGAAGCGAAAGCAGAACCGATGGCTGAACCGAAGGAAGAACCGAAACGGCGAACGGTTCGGAAGACTACAGCCAAGAAATGAGGTGAGTAAGAATGGCTGAAGCACTCAACACATTGGTACAAAATGTCTACGATCAACTCATGATTGACATTGCACCGACAAGGGAAGGTGAAGATGACATTCTGCTTATCAAAACAAACAATGCGTATAGAGAGGTCTGTAACGCAAGGAGATATCCGTCTAGCTATGATGATGAAACCATCTTGGCAGACATGGAGCATTACTTCACCGATATCTACAACTTAGCGATGTATGACTTCAATATGCGTGGAGCGGAAGGTCAATCCATCATCAATGAAAATGGTGAGTATCGGTCTTTCGTAAAACGAGTTGAACTTTTAAAAGCTATCGTACCCATTTGCGTACTTGCGTGAGGTGGTCTTATGAGAAACCTTGTGCGAAATGAACGGCAGATGTGGTACGCATTGTTCGTTGAGAAAACAATGGGCGTGGATGAGAACGGTGATTTTACTGGGGATCCTGTTCTTAAATATTCTGAGCCTGTTGAATTTTGGGCGGTTCTCTCTCCAGGAAGAGGGTATTCGGGCGGTGCCGGAACTACTAGCAGAAACGTCTATGGTGTTGACATCGATGCCCAAAGAAGAATTACCTCAACGGATTTGGATTTGCCGATCTGTGAAACGAGTTTGATTTATCTGCACGAACCGAATGTATTAGCTGACGGAACGGCAGACCCTGATGATGCCGAATTTATGGTATCCGCTCGTCCTTCCGAAGGTATGAATATCTTTTCCGTTCCTATCGAAGCGAGGCTGAGAAATGGTAATTGAATGTAACCTCTCGGCTCAATCGTTTCGTGATGCTGCGGAGAAGGTACGTGCCTATCGGAACAGCCTTGATGCCCGATGCCAAACATTCTGCAAGATGCTTGCTGACACAGGGTACTCGGTTGTTAAGTACATCCTTATGGAGCATACCGACACTGGTGCTACCATTGGTAGTTTAACCATTGACGAAAGTCAACAGGATGGCAAGTTCACGGCGAAGATACAAGTCACAAGCGATGCGATAATGTTCCTTGAATTCGGTTCGGGTCTTGTCGGAGTCGGCACTGCACCCCATGCCGGAGATTATTCCACGCAATATGGTTCGGGGACGTTCAATCCTGAGTCTGGCAACTGGCGAAATCCCGAAGGATGGCAATACATCAACGGTCATGGGCATCTCGCTCGGACAAAAGGTATGGTCGCATCAATGCCGATGTATCGTGGTGGTCAGGAAATGAAACGGCAAATGGAGATGATTGCAAGGAAGGTGTTTAAGGATGATTGATGTGTCGAATAGGGTTTTCTCTAACGTAAAGTCATATGTCCAAACCATCTATCCGTCTGCTCATTTTCAGAATACTAGGGATTTCTCTAGTGCATCTCTTCCGGCTGTCGCAGTAATTCAAATCGATAACTCAGAAGTCGGTAATGACTTGAACTCATGGGATTTCGCCGATGACCCGATGGTTCGTTCGGGCATTGAGGTTCAGGTCTATAGCAATAAAAGTTCAACAGAAGCAAAAAAAATAACAGGTGAGTGTTGTAAGGCGATGAGAGCCATGAACTACGCAAGGACGTATGGTGCTGCGGAAATTACCGACAACTCTAGTCCGAATCTGTATAGATGGGTGGCAAGGTTCGAACGTATCGTCAGCAGTCTTGATGAGATTCCTAGTTGGACTCATGAAGACATCGATAGATTTATTCGACTCGCCGAAGATGGCACTTATCGAATTGTTGAAAGTTATTAACAGGGGGTATACAAATGTCCGCAGGTCGCTCGACTATTAATACTGTCCTTAAAGTTGGTGCTACGGCAGCTGCGATTGCGCAGATTTCCAAGATCAAATCCTATCCACAGCTCGGCGGCGAGCCTGAGTCCCTGGAGACCACGGATCTTGAAGATGTAATGCAGACGTTCGTTCTCGGTGTTCAGCAGACAGGTGGCACGATGCAGTTCACCTACAATCATGACACCACGGCTTTTGCAGCTTACAAGGCACTGGAAGGTACGGAACAGGTATTCGAACTTTCGTTCGGTGCAAACGGTGTTGACGGCAAATACTCTTGGAAGGGTTATTGCTCCACATACGTCAATGAAGGTTCGGTCAATGGCATTCGTGAAATGACTCTTTCGGTTGTTCCGACCACTGAGATCAAAAACGAAGCAGCCGCAACTGCATTTGCAGCATCGTAAAAACTGGATTCAGTAAGAACATTGGGGTAGGCATATTGTCTGCCCCTTTTTTTGTATGTGCAAAGAGAGGAAAACACTATGTCAACGATGAAAATCAATAACAAAAAGTATGATGTGCCGGAACTTACCTTCCGTGATTTTGTCACGATGGAAGAACAGGGATTCTCGGTCATCGAAGCATTTCGTAAACGCTCTATCTTTCTGATTGCGATGGGGTTCGTCTGCGTAGTAGCTGATTGTGACAGGGATGAAGCTGAACGGCTCATCGAACAGCACGTTCTCGGCGGTGGAAAACTGGAAGATATCTACGCTGCATTTGGAGAGGCTGTGGATAAATCGGCTTTTTTCAAGAAGATGCTCGGTCTGACGGAAGAGAAGGAAAAGAAGACGAGCATGAAGGTATCGAACCAAGACGAATCGACTATGACGGAGTAAGTTTCAATTCTTACACCGACTACATATATGGCATATGGATGCCGATGGCAATTCGGTATGGTGTTCCCGAAAACATCTTTTGGAAACTGAATCCAAGACGGCTTGAAGCATGGCAAAGGGTTTATCTCTTCGAGGAACAGAAACGAGCGGATGAACGAGATTATCAGGCATGGCTCAACGGTCAGTATGTTCTCGCCGCAATCGGTGCTGTCCTTGATGGAAAACGAAGTCCTTATCCCGAAGAACCCTTCTCGGTCATTGATCGTAGGGATAAACAGAAAGCGGAAGACCAAGCTGCATCGGCAAACTTTATGGCATTTGCAATGGCTTTTAATAAAGGCTTTAAAGAAAGAGCGGAATCTTAAACGAAAGGTGGTGAATGTATGGCAGACGAGCAAATCAGCACACTGGAATTAGAAGTTAAGGCTAGTGCTGAAAGCGCTGAAAGCGCACTCGATAAACTGATTGAAAAACTTGAAGCTGTTGCCAAACAACTCGATCACATCTCCGACTTAACTTCTAGCTTGAAAAATATTGGTGCAAGTGTCGATAAGGTATCTCGCACAATGGCGAGTGCTGACAAGGCAACTTCTGAAGCTGCAAAAAACACTGCGAAAGCATCGCAAGGTGCTAGTGCATTTAGCAAGGGTTTGGCTAATGCCGCAAAACAGGCAGAAGACACTGCGAAATCGGTTAATGACGCATCCGAATCGTTATTTGGGAATAAACATCGTGATCGAGATAATGCATCGGCAGCGTCAGATATTTTCAACAAAAAACGAGCTGCCCAACAGGCAAGATATGCCGACCCGAATACGCTCAGTGCAAAAAGTATTGTCGAGAGAGAAAAACTAGAGTCTGCGAGACGGCAAATCGAAGGATATGGTCGAGCAAATGCAAACTGGGAAAAGGCTCGGCAGATATATGAAGAGCGTGAACAAGCAGCAAGACAACAAATAGCAGCGATTGACGCACAAGAAGCAGCTGAACGAAGATTGATGCGGACTCAGCAGATGATGTCAAAAATCAATTCTGCTCTCGGAAAAACCATTCGTGGATTAATTCACCCAATGCAACTACTCGCATCCATCGGGAATAAGGTTCGTGGCTTTCTTGGACTTGGTGGAAATGGTGGCGGTGGATTGCTCGGTCGGAGATCGCTTGGTCAATTCATTGGACTCATGGCTTTAAGGCGAGTGATTTCGTCTGTTTTCAGGGCATTAACGTCAGGAATCAAAGAAGGATCCGATAATCTCGTTCAATACAGTTCCGCATATAATGGTGCTATTTCGTCTATCACTTCTTCACTGAATTATCTGAAGAATGCATGGGCAGCTGCTTTTGCTCCGATAGTTACTGCGGTCGCTCCGTATATCAGTGCATTGATCGACATGATTGCATCTGCGCTGAATGCTATCGGCAGACTTATGGCTGCTCTTACTGGCAAAGGATTCGCCGCTCAAGCGGTTAAGGTCAACACGGATGTAGCTGCATCGAGTAATTCGGCGGCAGGGGGCATGGGCAAGGCTGCGAAAGCGGCTGAAGATTACAAAAAGACCATCATGTCCTTCGACCAAATCCATGCACTCAATCCACAGGATTCGTCTTCGGGCGGTTCAGGTGGCGGTGGTGGTGGCGGTAGCAAGGGAGTGAACGTCAATGATATGTTCACTACGGTTTCCGTTGAAGGGGAACTGAAAGACTTTGCTGACAGAGTCCGTGCCGCTATAGCCGATGGAAACTGGGTCGGTGTTGGTGAGATAATCGCCCAGGAAATGAACAAGGCGATTGACAAGGCACTTGAAGCTGATGCATTCGCTAATTTCGGTCAGCGTGTTGCAGATACTCTGAACAAGGGCATCGATACATTTAAAGGATGGGCAACGACATTCAACTTCCACAAACTTGGTATGGGAGTTGGACAATCTATCAATCGTGCATTGAATGGACTTCATTGGGAGAATCTTGGTGAAGGACTCGGAGCATTTACATCCGGCTTATGGGCATTCATTGACGGTGCGGTAGGCGAAGTTTCCTGGAGAGATCTTGGCAACAACATTAAATCGGGCATCGAAAAATTCTTCGAAACGGTTGAATGGGAAGATATCGGAGCAACGATAACCCATGCGTTTGAAGCACTATTTGATTTCGTAGCAAC